GTCGTCTTCGTTGAAATGCTTGCTGGCTGTGCGGATCCAGATGTCGGGTTTGTTGCCGTAGACCTTCTTGAGAAAGGCACCTTCATAACGCCGCCCCGCCACCGACACACCGCTCCCGGTCTGCCGCGCCCGGCCGATCCGGCTGGATTCGATGGCGTTCAAACCGAACCACAGTTTGCCGCTCGCGGCACCGCCGGAAACCGGATAGCTGCGCAACCGCTGACGCACCGCTGCAACAGCAATGCGCTCTGACCGGCTGACGGCTCGGGCAATGTGCGTGCGCAACCAGCCCAACGTCTTGTTGATTGCGCGTCGATGCGCCGCAGCGGCCGCTTTCGGCACCACCTTGGCAAAGTCCTGGAACGCCTGAAAATCTGCGGCCGAGGACTGGATAGAGATCATCCCGCCCCCGGCCGAGGGTTTGAAATAGCTGCCGACGCTCACGGCCGCAACCTCAGAATCAGGGCGACCAGCCCGTCACCGCTCGGTTCGAGCTGGATCAGGTCGTAGTCACCGCCGCCATCCAAGGCAGGCAGGTCAACGCTGACCAGCATGCCCTGTTCCAGACCTTGCGAATCGCTGACGCGGATCTCGAAGCGAGGCTCGCGCAACCCGGTGTTGAGCTTGCCGAACTTGGGTTGCAGCCAGGGCGCGGCAAACATGCCGAACACTGGCTCTTCGCGACCTTCGATCCGCGCGCTGTCACCCAGTGTCTCGAAAACGATGTCGTCAACATCAGTCATCAGCTCGCGAATGCCCATGACTACATCTCCAGCAGGATCTGCGCTAGTGGCCGGGTGCACATGTGCAGCGGGTTGGACTGCGCTTCGCCGGCCATACCCTTGTTGAACGGCAACGGTTCGATCTTGCTGTAGTACGGCACGCCTTCGGTGTTGACCGTTTCCATGTAGTCGGCGGGGGCGAACACCGAGATGTACAGGTCCGGAACGCCTTCGGGAATCAGCAGTGCTTTGTCGTCGTGCACAAAAGTGATGCCGGCGATCTTGCCGCGGTAACGCTCCCAGGTGATGCCCCCGTAATCGAAGCTTTCACGTGCGTCACCGCGCAGCGATGCCGCCTGCTGGGTGTTCAGGTAAGTCGCCTTCACTTCTTTAAGCTTCAACATTGCGTTCCAGAAATTCTTGCCACAGAACGCTCGCGAACCACTGCGGGTAACGCTTCCCAGAGCGTCTTCCTGCAAATCCAGGGCATCACCACACTTGATACGGAAGTCCTCGTCCGAGCCTCCAAAGCCCATCGACAAGGTCTTCCGTTTCACGCCAAAACGCTCATAAATATCAAGCAACACGGTCTTGCCGTCAGCGTCATAGATCTTGCCGTTCAACGCACCAAGGCGCTGAAACTCGTGAGTGACGTCCAACTGACGGCGTGCCTTGGCCAGGCGCTTGTTTACCACGTCCTGCACCGACTGAAGCTCGGAGCGCGTACCGAAAGCCCGAATGCCCTGAATCTCGTCAGCCTTGATGGTGAAGCGTTCCGGCAGGTGCACGGTGTTGAACGGGATCAGGTTGCGCTTGCTGCCCGACACAACGAGGCCGGACGTTCCACGCTCGCCGGCCGGTACCAGGGTAAGGGTATCGCCGTCTTTTTCGATCTGCACCGTCAGGGTGGTGATGCCCTCTTCCTGAAACAGTCCGAGGCTACCGATGCGCCCAGGTACGTATTCCTGTTCGTTGATGGCGGCGGTCAACGAGGACACCGAAAACGCCTCGTCGTTGAAGATTTGAATGTCAGCCATGAAGCAGTCTCCAGAAAACAAAAAACCCGCACAGGGCGGGCTGAAAATACTAAGGTGACCGCCTTAGCGAACGATCACGTTATGCGCGGCCAGCGCTTTCTCGGCGGCCAGATCCAGACCGGTCAAATGCGCTTCGCTGACCTCGGCCAGACGAACCACGGCGCGACCGCGACGGACAATGTCGGACGTGCTCAGCGGGCCGAAGAGAATCGCTTGCGCGTTCTCGCTGCCGTCTTCGGCGGTCGGGTTGTACGGAGCGAATTCGCCGGTGCTGGTGACCAGGCCGAGGATCTGGCCAGGTTCCAGCGCGGGGCCGGCGGCGACGTTGATCGCTTCGCGGGAAATGGTGCCGGCACCCTCGGACAGGAGGAATTCGCCGGCGTGCATCGGTTCACGTTGAATGTTCATGCATTAGCTCCAGTAAGAGTGGATCGTTTGCCCGTTTGCGCCGCTTGGCGTGCGGACCAGATAGAGGGTTGGTCGATTTGCTTGGCCTGCACCTTCGGCGGCGGGTCATCGGCCAGCGGCAAACTGTTGTCGATTTCAAAACCCTTGCCGCTACCGACCAGTTTGTCAAAGAGCCGGGCACGAACTGCCGGTGCATCCAAGCCTGCCGATACGTACTCGGCACTGAACTCCGGTAAACGCGCAGCGACACACAAGTCGTTGATGGCTTTGGCCTGGGTCAGCGCCGCCTGCACTACCGCTTCGCTTTCCAGCCTGGTGACAGCGAGCAGCGGCTCAATCAGGTTGCTGATGCCCGCCGCCGTGCAACGCTGGCTGATCAGCACCGCCAGTTGCGCGGCATTGGACGCCGGCGCCGGTGGATCATCCGCAATCGGCGGTACCGGTTCCGGTGTTGGCTCAGGTTCCGGCTCCGGTTCTGTGGGTTCATCGAGTTGGGCCAGCAGCTCAGCTGGGGCATGCTGAAAACGCTGCAACACGGCGCCCTGTCCCAGGCACGCTTTGACCTTGACGCCATCGCCGACCTCGTCGGCCAGTCCCAGCGCCACCGCCTCATTCGCCGTCAGCCAGGTCTCGGCGGCAACCAAGCGCCGCAGTTCGGTTTCGTCGATGTCCGGCGCCTTGGCCTTGTACGCCGCGATGATGGCTTCCATGGTCTGGTCCAACACATCGGCGACCTTGCGAAAGCTCTCGGCGTCGCCGGCGGCGTAGGTCCACGGGTTGTGAATCATGAGCATGGCGTTGGACGCGATGACCACCCTGTGCGCACCACATACGGCAACGCTGGCCGCGCTGGCGGCCAACGCATCGACCCGACCAGTGCAGCGCTCGCCCAGTCGCGACAGCGCGTTGTGCATCGCCAGACCGTCGAACAGATCTCCGCCCACACTGTTGAAGGCGGCGACCACCGGCGACACGCCGTCGTCCATCGCCCGTAGATCCTGAACAAACTGATTGGCGGTGATGCCCCAAGTACCGATCTCGCCGTAGACGAAAACTTCAATGGTGCGTTGTTCGGATTCGCCATTGGCCTGCATGGCGTACCAGCTCTTGTCCGAGACTTGCACGCGCTCGCCGGCCTTGTTGTAAATGCGCGGACGCGCCTGATTGCTCATGGTTGCTCCTTGTCTTCGAGCGGTTCGATGACATCAAGGGTGTTGTAGTTAAGACCCAGGCCAACGGCTCGGGCGAGGTCGGCGGCGTTTTCTGCATCGACTGTTTCGGCGTCGTAACCGGTACGTAGCACCATCTCGCTGCGCGAGGCGAACCCGGCTTTGACTTCCATCGTCCGCGCCTGCACGTCCTGTACTGGCTGGATGTAGGCCCATCCCTGCGGTACCCAGCGGGTGCGCAGATATTCGCGTCGACGCTGGGCGTAATCCTCCAGCACCAACGCACCAGACAGCACCGCCATGTCCATCCACGCTGCACGCACAGGACGACACAGCTGATGCACGTAAACGCTGAACTGCAGTTGCTCCAGACGCCGGCGAAACTCGTTGAGCACCACGCGCAATGCGCGGTCGTTGATCTCACGCATATCGCCGGTGAGGATCTCGTACGGCGTACCGGTACCGGCCGCAGCGGCCATCAATTGCTGTCGCATGAAGTCCGGGTAGTTGTTGCCGGCGTCGGGCGGTTTGGAGAATTCCACTTCCTCGCCTGGTCCAAGTTCCTGCATGGTGCCGGGTTCAAGCGCGACCATCGGCGTGAAGCCATCCCGATCCGTGACCAGGGGAGCACCCGTAACCGGGTCGCGCGGCATGGGACCCGATTCCGGTGGGGGGCGAGTGATGAAGCCGGCGAACAGGTTGGCCACTTCCTGGCGAAACAGCACCGCGTCGTCATAGTTGTCCAGGCTGCGCAAGCGCTTGAGCACCGGCGACAAGCGCGGCACGCCACGCAACTGGCCGGGTTCCAGCGGTTCGAAGATATGCAGCACCTGCGTGGCAGGCACGCGCACCAGTTGGTTGTAACCGGCGTTTAGCGATAAAGGATCACCCGGGTGCGAGCGATACATCCAATACGCCACGCGCTTGCCGATCGGGTTGAACTCGATGCCGGCGCGGATCACGTTTCCGTCGCGGGTGGTCTCAAACTTGTCGTGCGGCACGAACTCGGGTGCGAGCAACTGCAGTTGCAGCGGCACCGCATGACCATCATCCAAGCTGCGAGGTCGCAAACGAATGAAGCATTCGCCGGAGGTTTCCACCGTACGTGCAGCGAGCGCTTGCTGGCCGTAAAAATCGGTCAAGTCATCGGCGTCCGATTCATCGACCCAGTCCTCCCACAGTTCCTGCAGTTGTTTGCGCAGGGCATCGTCGTCCGTCTTCGGCCGTGGATTGATGCCGGTGCCGATCAAGTTGCTGACACGCTTGTCGATGACGTTGAAGGCATACGGGTCGTTGCGCACTGCGGCTCGAGAACGAGAACGCAGATTGCGTAGCGCCGGAGTGTTGATGGTGTTCAGGCCACTGTCGGGTGCATCCCAGCCGGCGGATCGTCGGCCTTCCCCGGCGCCTTCGTAACTGGCCTTGATGTTCGACGGTAGCAAGAATCCGTTGCGGGTCAGCGTCGGATAACGGGCCATTACAGTCCCTTGCCTCCGTGATAAAGCCGAACTACACGTGACCGTGGGCCGGCGGCATTGAGCAGCGAGGTGCGAATTTCTTCACGGGCCTGCAGCAGCTCGTTGATGGTGCGGTACTCGACGGTCCGATCGCCGAAGCGCACGGTTTTTTCACCGCGCGCGATGGCCTTCTCGATCACGTCGAGGTGCTGTTGAGTAAAGGACATATCAGCGTCTCTTGAGATAACCGCTTGTAGAGCTGCGGCGTTGAGATGGTGAAGCTGCAGGTCGCGCGGGTGCGACAGGAGCAGGTGGTATAGGTGAGGTCATTTGCGCTTGTCTCACGGCCGCCGGAGGTGGCGATGGCTCGGCGGCTGGTGCTTGATCAACACGCTCGGCCTGCAGAGGCTTGGCCGGTGCATCATCAAACAACCCGGATTGCGCCAGAGCCTGCCGCACCCGATCCCAGTCATGTTCCTGGTACCGGTTGATGCCCAGGTAGTGCGCCATGGCCAGGCAATACACCATCAGGTCAAGAGCCTCGTTGCGCTCGGCCTTGCCCTTCACCCACTCGATGCGTTTGTGGCCGCGGATGTAGCGAGCGACCTTGCGCTCGGCAACGCACTGGGCGAAGAACTCGTCCGGCAAGTCGTTGGCAAAATGCACAGAACCCGGTCCGTCCGGGAACGGGTAACGGTTGTAGATCCAGTCCTTGGCCGTGTCGGTGCCCACGAACCACAGCTCGGCGCCGTGGCGTTCGGTCTGGCCTTTCCAGGTCACGTCAACCATCGACGGGCGCTGCGCAATCACCGGGCGGCCAGGCTTGCTCGCACCCTTGATGGCGAATATGTTGCGCCAGCGACGCACGCGGCAGAACTGGTAAACCTCATCGGTGTGGTGCCCGCCGGAGTCGACACCAGTGGCCAGGATCGCCAGACCGACGCCACAAGGATGCCGGTAACGCGCCTTGAGTTTCTCGTCGAGCACCGCCCAGGTACGCTCATCTGCAGGGTCGCCCCAAATGATCTGGTGATCGACTACCCAACGCTCCATGCCGATACCGAAGCCCATCACCATCAGTTCTAGGCGGTTGGCCTGAACGTCGACGGCACCGGTCAACATCATCACGCCGGCCGGCATTGCGCCAAGGCTGTAAGTTTCCAGTCGCGCCCGAGCGATCAAAACTTCGGCTTTGGTCTGTTCGAGTGCACTGTCCCAAACCTTGGCCAGACGGGTGTTATAGAACACCTGCATGAGGCTGGTATCGCCTTGGGCCTGGGCCTTTTTCGCGTCTTCAAATTCTATGGCGAGCGATGTCCAGTCCATCCAGCCCATCGGCGAGTACAGGGCGCTGAGATGAAAGCCCACAGTCTTGCCGTCGCCGGTACCGTGCGCACGCCACTCACCGCGGGCGAGCATATCGCCCTTATGGTGTTCTTCGATTAGCACATCACAGTCCAGGCCGGACGCCGCACATTTGTAATGCACAACGCTAAAATCGGCCGAATACAGCAGGTTTTCCCACTCAAGCACCTGCATGTGCCCACAATGCGGGCACGGCACGTAGTAGTGGCGCTGATCGCTGGACTCGAACAGATCGGCGATCCGCGAGGCGCCCTTGATCGTCGGCGAGCTGGAAAAATAGATCTTGGCGTTACGACCGAAGTTGGTTGCACGCGTCTCGGCCAATCGGATGGGATCACCTTCCTGACCAACATCGTTTTCCCAGCGGTCCACCTCGTCGCCGTAGATGTAGCGCGCCGACAACTCGGAAAGGTTAGCCGCAGAGCCCGCGGTGGTGACATACAGCGAGCCACCCTCGAATTCCTTGGTGTCCATCGTGTTGCGGGCGTCGCGCGAACGAGTGGCCGCAACGCGCTCGCGCAACACAGGGGTGGCCTTGATGGTCTTGCTGATCCGCCCCGACACTCGCTTGGACAGGCCGAGGCTGGGCAACAACGCCAAAATGTTCGATGGCGCCATGTGAATCAGTCCGCCCATCCAGTTGAGCGCGATCTGGGTTTTCATCAACTGCGAAGCCACCATCGTGACTACACGTCTGCATGGGTGAGCCGGCGACAGACATCGCATTGGCTCACGGGCATAAGGTGTTCGTGAGGTACGGTATTGGCCGGGCTCAGGTGCGCCGGTGTCCCGCGGAATCCGCATGTACTCATCGGCCCACTCATCAATCCAGAGATCGGGATCGGGACGCAGCCCACGGAAGTAGTTCTCACGGTACACCTGTGCACCGTCAGAAAATTCCGTGTGCATAGGTTCAGTTCACTGTTAAGGCGTGATCAAGGTCGGCTGAAGAGAGGCGCTCGGCTTCCTCCAGCGTTCGTCGGATTGTCGCGGTGAGGTGTTTTTCGATTTGCCAAGGATCGGTCATGGCCGCCAAGTCGTAGGACAGCTGAGGCAGCGGACCAAACAACTGATCCCGTAGCAATCGACCGGCGTCGTAGGCACCGGTCTCGACTGCCTCCCTCGACACCAACGAACCTTGAG